GCCAACGTCACCGGCTCGAAACCGACAAAGCCGAACAAGGCGCTGGACCTAATGCCCACCGCGTTGACGGTCTGCGTGGATTCGGAGTCTGTTGGCGCGGTGGTCATAGGTCAGCTTGTGCGTCGTTTGGAAGGCCAATCTGACATTCTCCGCAAAAATCCTTCGCTAGCGATTCAAAGCGCGGCAGTTCCTCCGGGATTTTGCCGAAGGCGGAGTCATCGGAGAGCATCCGGTTATTTGGCACGGCGGCAAACCAGCCTTCTGCTACTTGGAGGAAGTGAAGTTGCTTGTGTTGTTCGAAGCAATCCGCGAGGGCATTGCCTTGGAAGTCCAGGGTGAAGAGATACTTGGCGGCGAGGCGTTCCGGGTAGGGCTTACATTTCCGCACGTTCAGGAGCCAGGCGCTGGAGTTCCGCAGGAGGCTGAATTCATGGACGGCGAAATTGCTGGAGAAGGTATCCCACGGCTGCACGAGTTCCACGGGCGGCATGGCGCAGGGCCGCCAGCACAAAGCTTGAATGGGCAGGCAGAACATGGCACCGGCATAGCCATCCTGCTGGAATCTCACCTGGAATTGCAGGCTGGCTCCGGCCTGACAGCGGACTCCCAGCAGGTGGCCCTCGATGAATTCGCTTTGTCCCTGCTGGAAGTTCTGCGTGAACTCCCGGCGGACGAGAACGGTGATGAGGCGGGGGAGGTCGGAAAGAATTTCGGGCATGATAGTGGGCTTCGTGGTTCACGGGTAAGTCAGGCGGTTTCGATCTGCCCTCCCAGTTGGTTGAAGAAGTCTTCCAGCGCGGCGGCGGTGCCGGCGTGGTAGTGGCGTTCTTCCGGGGTTTTGAGGGCGGCGGGGTGGCAGTGGGCGGCCTCGTGGCATTCGAGGATTTTGCCCGCCAGCAGGTCCAGCACGGCGCGGACCTGCTGGTTGGTTTGCTGGCGGTAGAGGGCGGCTTTGATTTCGTCCGGGGTGAGGGCCGGGCCGGCGGTGCGGAGGTAGGATGCAAATGTCATGGAGAAAGTTCTTGGTTCCTTGTTCTTGGTTCTTGGTTCCTTGTTTTTGGTTCTTGGTTCTTGGTTCTTGGTTCTTGGTTGTGGGTCAGGCGGCTTCCGGGAGTTCAAGGATGGGCTGGCCGCCGACGCGGCCGATTTGGGCGTTTTTCTGTTGTTGGACGGCGAAGTCGTATTGCTTCAGGCGGTTTTCGTAGAGCGCCCCGAAGTTGTCGGGATCCGCCTGGAGGAGCTGGGCGAGGCGGGGGGATTTCTGCACGCTTTCCCGCAGCACCTGGGCGCGGAGATTGGCGTTCTTTCCTTCCTTGAAGGGCGGTTCCACGCCTGCGGCCATGCGGGCGATAGCTCCCTGCTCGTCCTCGATCTCGGACATTTGCACATCCTCGCTCTGACGCACGATCTTGTCAGCGAGTTCCGGGGAGAACTTCCGTGCGGCGAAGGCGATCAGCTTGTTGCGGTCGATGATTCCATTCACATCCAGCGGCACCAACAAACGGCTGATGAAGTCCAGCACCTTGGTGGTGTATTCCAGATTGAGGTCGGAAACATCGAACTTTAGGCTCAGATTGAACTGCCCTTGGATCTCGGCACGGGTGGCCTGCAATTGCACGGGTTGGCCGGCGATGGTGGAGGCCTCCACATCGTCTGTGAATTCCTGGATCAGCTGGAAGGTCAGGCGGTGCGCCTCGCGCAGGGCACCCAGCACCTTGTTCACCCAGGCCTGGCGGCGGATCAGCTTGATCTCGGCATCCACGGTAAGGCCGCGTCCCCAGTATTCGTTCCATCCTTTCAGGGTGGCATTCTCCATTTCCACGCTTTCTCCGGCAATGGCGGGAATGTCGAGGAAACGGTATTCCCCCACGATGCCCGCGCGTTTCAGCGGCAGGCGCTCGCCGGGGCGTACTGGCGTGTCGCCAGAGAGTTGGCTCACAGGCTCCTGCAAGGGAGGCGCCGCACGGAGCTGGACCTGTGCCCCGCGGGCGTCGCGTTGCAGCTTGATTTCCAGCTGGGCGCTGATGCCCAGTTCCGCCACGCCCTTGCAGGAAAGCAGCGTCCCCTTCCGTTGCAGTTTCAGTTGGACGTAGGGCATTTTTCCATGCGCCCATGGGCAGCATTCGTGGATGGCGTAGGCATCATTGATCTGGCCATGCAGCACGGTGCGGTAGAGCACCGGCACCCCGGCCTTACTGATAGCACGGTAATGCATCAGGGTGATCTGGTACATGGTGCGGTTGCCGGTGCCCTCGATCACATCGTCCTGCACGCCCATGCCCACATCCAGCGTGCCCAGCACCCAGTTGGGCATACTCAGGTTCTTCATGCTGCGGCCCGGATTGCGCAGCACGCGCTCCACCCACTGTTCATCCCAGCCCTCGCTGGCGGCCATGGTGCGCAGCGCCACCTCATCAAGCCAGAGCGCCTCACACACCCACGGCGCGGCCTGGATGTCCTCCGTCTCTGGCGGATACCAGACATGCACCCAGGGCTTTAGCGCCCGCCAGGTGGGGCGGGTTTCATCCGTCACTATCGCATAGTATTCCCCCGGCTTCCCGCGTTGCAGGGAGGTGGCCACGCGGGCCGCTTCCTGCGGTGTCATCGCCGGATCCAGCGCCATCACCGCTTCCTTGAGCTGTCCCCGGTTCGCCGGATCGTCCAGCATGGCGCGGGTCCGCTTGGCCGTTTCCATAGCCAGCATCTGCTGGAGTTCCGGCGTCAGGACGGGTTCGCCCGTTTCTGGGTTCATGGGGGCACCGGGAGCCATCTGCGCCAGCACTTCCTGTGTGGCCGTCTCCAGGAACATCTGGAGCACCTGCTCCACGCCGATGGTCCGCTTCTCCAGCGTCTGCGTCTCATGCCAGGAGATGCGCATCAGGCTGTGCCCGGATTCCAGGGCGGTATCGATAAACAGCCCGGTCTGGTCTTCGATCTCGGTGGCGAATTGATCCAGATAGTAGGCGTGGACCTGCTTCCACACGCTCGCCGCACGGTCCGCTTCCTCCGGGGCGCTCAAGCTGCGCGGGGCCATCTGGAATTCTGCCCGCGATGCCGCTGCTTCCGCCATGTCGGTGAATTCCAGAATCACTTCCTCCACCAGCCGCTGCTCCGTGTCCGGTGCCCCGGCCCAGGGAAAAGCCTTGCGCTTTCCGTCCACGCTATCGCGCTTCCGGCCATCCACTGTCTTGTCATCCCACTGGCAATCCCGCGTATCATGCGCGTTCATCAATCGCTCAAAGATGCCCAGGGTGTGGGCCGTGGTCACGGCATTTTCAATCTGCCGGATCAGCAGGGCGGGGTCCGGAGTATCGCGGGGGTCGAGGTGGGTCAGGGTATTGTTATTGTGCATGGAATTGGAAAGTTGGTGGTTCTTGGTTCTTGGTTTTAGAGGGAAGAGGCGGATTTTGTGCTGGTGGTTTTTGGATAAATGTAATCGGTGAAGGCATTGCCCTGATTGGTTTCGACGGAGACGGCCCGGTCATCCCAAAGCTCGGTCATCCCGAAGTCTTTGATGTTGGTCACCTCTAGCTGCTGTCCCAGATGCTGTTGGCACCAGGCTTTGATGGGGCTGATGGCGTCGCACAAGCCCTCACCAAGGATCGGCAACCCATGGCTGGCCACGCGGGCCGTGAAGATTTTCACAGTGCGCCCTTCCGCCAGCCAGCGGCGGACCCGTTCCAGCATCAGCGGCACCGGCTCGCCGATGTGGTCCGGGCCTTTCCAGCCAGTGTAGTGAGCCAGGGTGCCGTCGAGATCAACGCCGATCCATGAGGAGATTTGAGAAAACATAGTTTTAGGGTGTGGTGGTTGGGTTGGCCAGCCGGTGGAGGTCGGCGGGGCGGTAGTGTTCCCAGCGGTGGCCGGGCAGGCGGACGGGGCGGATGTCCTGGTTTACACGCCACTTGTCGAATGTCGTGGCCTTGATACCATACCCCGCCAGAATTTCCAGTGCGGCGCTGCGGGTTACAAGTTTGGGGTTTTGGTGGATGGGTGGCATGGCGCGTTCAGTTTTTAATTGGTGAAATCTTTACTCCAATCCATGGATACCCATAGGTTTTGTTGTCGGTGATAATCTCACCAGTTTGTTGCATCTGCATTCCAACAACAGCCCGCAGACGATGCTCGGTGATCCAGAAGATTGAGAAGCCCCCATGGAATCGGATATGGTCCAGTATCTCTTTCCTGCGTCCTGCTCGTGTCCTGCGGTCGGACTGAGTAGGGCTTTGGTGGATGGGTGGCATGTTGGAGAATTGCATTGCAAGTGACTATGTCGGGCTGGACCACTCCATGGCGTCCATGACTGTTATGAGTCGCCTTTGCATTGCATCGCGAGCAGTGGCGTCGGGGAATGATTGAGACATCACTACTCGTGCTTCTCCTGTGCGGATCAGGGTCACTTTATATCTTTCTCCAGTTCCGATGTTTGGCAGATGACGGATGACACATCCGTTGCACATTACATCATGGTGGAATGGTTTTGGACTGTTGGTTGAACTTGATGAAGCAGTTGGTGCCGTCAGGGCTTTTGGATTTTTGGCTTTGCTCATAGTGCTTGATTGTTGTTTTTACGTTAGAAAGTCCCGCCTCCCCGTGGGCGGGTGTTGGATTCGGGGATGTATTCCGGTCCGGCCTGCGCGTAGTAGCGGGGCAAGTCCGCGAAATCCTTGCAGGCACCCTTCTGGCCATCCGCTCCGGTCCAGGTGCTCAGGGCGTTGATGGTATTGGTGCAGCGGGTGCAGACGTAGAGGCGGGGGGCCGCGCCGCGGAAGGTCATGCGGTCGCCTGGCTCGTTCAGGGTGGCTTGGGTTTCGTCGTAGAATAGCAAGTCGTTCACCATCTCCACGCCGTCCATAATCCCGCCGTTCCCGCCCTCGCCAGTAAGGGATTTGCTGCTGGGATCAAAGAGGAATTCCTCATCCGTATCATCCTCCGGATCCACCTCCGCGAAGAGGTCCATCAGCGTCTTGGGGCTTTCATGGGCCAGGGTAGGGGCGGCACCGCCCCGGCTGTCCATGATCCGCTTGAAGATGGGGATTCGCTTCTTGCTATTGGCAGAGTCGTGAGGATGCAGCAGCCGGTGCAGCTCCCGCTCCACGCGGGCCATCTCGCGCTTGTAGGATTTAATGCCGAACCCAAACGGCTTCTGCGCCGGGCCTTTGTCGCCATCTTTTCGCGTGCCGGTGCTGGGCACCGCCCACGGGCCGGGACTGCCGATGCCGGGGATGTAATCGTCCTCCTGCGGCCACTCGCGGGCGATGAAGCTCTCCCCCAGGGCATTCACCGCTACCCAGATCATCGAGAAATTCCGCCCAGGGCAGGGATCCACAATCTGATACCAGGTGGCTTCCGCCGGAGTGAAATTCTCTGCCCTGACATGGCTGGCGTGGCTGAACATGGGGAAGCGTGTGTCGAACGCCGCTTCCGGCACACCATAGGCGCGTTCCTTGATCTTGCGCTCCGTGGCATTGGCCAGCTTGGCCTTCATCCCGTCCCAGTTCCCGCCGTATTTGTTGTCATAGGTGTGGAAATAACCGATCAGGCGGTTTGTTTCCTTTCCGATCTGCAGGCGCGGCACCCGGCGGAATCCGCTCGTCCCATCCGGCGAGGTATACGGCAACAATTCCGCTTCCACCTCCATGATCGTCCGGGCCCCGGTCAGGAATCGCCCACAAGTCGGGGTGAATCCCAGAATAGGCGTGAACGTGATCAGGTGCACTCCCTGATAAAGCCGCCCCAACAATTCGCGGGGGAATCTCAGCGCCGGATCCGCCGCCTTCTCGCGCAGCAGGGGCCGCAGTTGCAGCGCCAGCGTCTTGGTATGCTCCGCCCGCGTCAGGAGGCGGAATTCCACCGCATCCACCCAGTTCAGCGGGATCAATTCATCGCTCCACGCGCTATCAAATTCCATCCCCTCCAGAGAAGTCACATCCGCAGAGTAAAATTTGAAGCGCCCATGCGAGGAATTGGACAGCGCGAAGGCGTTCTCCGTAAAGCCGGAAAGTTCGTTATAGTTCAGCTTGGTCGTGATTGTTTTCTTGGCCTTGCCGCTGCTGGGCTTCCACTCCGGTGGCAGGTATTTCCAGCTGCGCTTTTGCTGCACCGCCCGGCTGGCGGGTTCATCCGCATGGAGCATCAGGCATTCCCACTCCTTGTTGCTGACAATCCCCTGAATCATCCGCTTCGCCGCGAATTCCGTTTTTGCCGCCCGGTTTCCCCCCAGAATCAGCACCTCCAACACTTGGCTGGGCCGGTCTATCCGCCGCTCTGCCACGGCCCAGTCCATCACATCCCAGAACTCCGGCTCATGGCCATAACGGTAGGGATCTTCCTTCTCCTGCCTGATCTGCCGCGCCCGGCCTTCCAGCAGGGTCAGGATCATTTCCGGTGGCAGCATTTCCAGCTGTCCCCGCGTCAGGGCAGGATAGACCGGATGGTCCGGCTGGGCCTCAAGGGCCAATTGCAGGGGGTCGTAAGCCGCAGTCATGCTGCCACCTCCACCAGTTCGCGTGTCACACCGAACGCCGCCGCCGATTCCAGTTCCATCGTCAGTTCCGCCCAACGCGCCCCGGCCCGGCGCATCGTCCGGAGCAGTCGGATCCAGCCCGCCGCATCCATTTCTTTCTTGGGTGCTGGCAGCATTCGCTCACCTTTCCGCGACCGTTCCGCATTCTCCACATTCCGCATTTTCCGCTCCAGCCGTTCTGCCGCATCAAGTTCGCGTTCTTCAATCTCTGCCGCCGTCCATACGCGGGCAGGCCGCTGCGTCTTGGCCCGCTCTTTGCGGACGCGGCCCACCGGATTTTGGTTGCCGCGTTTTTTGCGGTCCGTGGGCATCATCTCCGTGGGCGCATAAGTCTGGCCCCGTGCATGGCCGCAATGCTTCCGTCCATATACTGCCAAGAGTTGATCGGTGCGCAGCACCAGCTCCACCCCGCAGCTGCAGCGCAGCCTCCACCGGCTCTTGCGTCCACCGCGTGGGCCTATGGTGTCCTCGTAGTGCATCACCGTCAGATCTCCGAAAACCCGGCCCTCCAATGGAATCCGCCGTGGGCCGGGGCTTTTCTTGGAATTGGTTGGCAGGTCCAGCCCGGCCTTTATTTTTGCCCGCATTTCCCGCTGCCACACCGCACGGCGGCTTTTCGACAAGAGTTGTCCTGCTGCCCGATCTTCCTCTGTCATGGGTGGCCGGCCCCGTTTCTTCGGGATTTTTTCCACCGTAGGTGCCATCAAAGTCACGCGGCTGCGCCATTCTGGGTTCTTGTTGCTCATGGATTTAGTGTTGGCGTTCTTTCAAGTTGTTGGAGAAAATCTTGCCCGTCCGCCCGGAGAACCGGGCGCGGTGCGCGTGGAATATCAGATCGATTGGCCCTACCGCGCCATTCCGCTGCTTGGCGAGGATGAACTGCGCCCAACTGTTATACATCCGCTGTCCGGCGGTGGCATCGTCATCATCAGAACACGGGAAGCTACGTCCATTTTCCTGTTCCCACTCCTTTGCCTTGTCTTCCCATTCCTCGCGGGGATCCTCCTTCAGCCGTTGCCAGGGCACGTAATAGCTCACCCGGTGGATGAAGGCCACGATGTCCGAAAACTTCTCAATCGCGCTCGACTCCTGCAAATCCTTCAGTTGCGGCGGGCGGCTCGGATTGTCATCCGCTCCGCGTCCACACTGTGCCAGCAGGATGATAGGAATATTCTGCGTCTTGGCCACACCCTTCAGCAGTTCCCACGTTTCCTCCACCTCCAGCCGCTTTTCTTTTTGCGCCCGCTTGCTGGATGCCTTGAGCAGTTGGCCGTAATCGATCGCCGCATACTGAATCCCGAAGCGCCGCACATCGCTCCTGATCTGGGCGCACATATCGCCGATGGTCATGTTATACCCATCAAACGTGTAGAGCGGGCTATTGCCCACCTCCCCTACCTGTTGCTTGATCTGGGCGAAGTCTCCCGTGGAAAACATTCCCGTGCGCCCCTTTGAGAAATCCACCGAAGCCCGCCCCAACAGCGCCCGCTCGACGATCTCACTATCCTTCATTTCCAGCGAGTAGAAACAGCCCTTCGCCGGGTAGGGATTGTCGATGCTCATGCCCTCCACAAAATTCCATAGCAGCGCCGTCTTCCCCATCGCCGGACGCGCCCCGATGGTCACCAACTGCCCGCCTTGGAACCCATTGATCATGCGGTCGATATCCGCGAATCCGGTCGGCACGCCCATCGTGGCATCGCCGCGCCGCCGGTGCCGCGCCTCAAACGTATCCACCACCTCACAGACCACCTCCTTCACCGGGCGGCTCCCCTTGATGGACTGGATCTCCCGTAGGTTATACAGCCCCGCTTCCGCCTCATCCATCGCCGCCTTCCACGGCTGCGAGGTATCGTTAGCCGCCTGACTCAGAGCCCGGCCCATCCGCATCAGCCGCCGCCGCATCGCCGCATCCTCCACATGGCCAAAGTAGGTGTCGAAATTTGCCGTGGTCGGCACATAGCTGACCAGATCCCCGCACCGTTTTTCGATATTGTGCACGTTCTTTCTCACCTCCTCATCCGCATGGGACCGCGCCCACGCGATGATATTCAGTGGATCGAATGGCAAGCCCGCCGTGTGGAAATGGTGCAGGCTCTGCCAAAGCTGCTTGTGCGTGATGCTGTAAAACCAGTCCTCCTTCACGCGGCCGGCCAGCCCGCCCATGCGTTCCGGCTCCATCAGCAGACAGGCCATCAATGATAATTCAGCCTCCGGCTGGTGGGGTATGGTAGGGGGTTCTTGGTTCATGCGGGGAATGCGGGGAATGCGGGGAAAAGTTGTGCTGTGGTGGTACCGCTCATTTTCCGGTGGTTTGGCACCCCCACAGCATTCCCGCCGGGGCACTTGCCCGGCGCGGAAAGTTTTAGCCGCTGGCCGAAGCGGCGGGACTCTGCACCCGGCAAGCCCAGATCCGGCAGGCCAGAACGCATCGTGCGCGTCCCCGGCTCCACCCATCCGCTGGGATGCTTGATGGGTGCTCCGGTGATCCAATGCCAGCCCCCCCGGCAGACCGGGCAGTGGTATTGGTCCCGGTCGATAAAAGCCTCATCCAGCGGCGAAGTATGCCCACAGGGCAGGGTCACGGTCACATTCATGCGGCTTCCCCCCTTTCATTTTTTTCAGCCGCCTCAAAGGAAGCCAGGAGCAGGGCATCTGCATCGCCCAGCGCCGCACGCAGCTCGCGCTGGATGGCTGGTGGCAGGGTAGCCCAGCCTCCATCAGGCAAACGCCCGTAGGTGGCCTCAAAAGCCCCGCGCCACGGCCCGTCCGGTTGCCGGTGGTGGGCCAAGGCAGGCGGTGCCGCCCCCCCTTCATTTTTTTTGCCATCATTTCCGCTAGTGAAATCATCCGTCTGGTTGGAAAGAGACGGGGAAGAGCGGCGCAGCCAGTTGGTCAGAAACGTGAACCAGTTTTTCTTGTTCGCGTTGGCCGGTTTCAGTCGCAGCCAGGCATCCGATTCATTGCAGGCCAGATCCAGATCCAAACCAGGAAAGGCCTTGGCCAGAGTCTCCCTGAGTTCCGGCGTGAAGCCGCTCCAACCCGTGTGATGGGACCAGGAAATCCTGGTGGGAGGAATCGCGCTGTCGGGTGGCCCGGCAGATTCCTTCATTCCTTCATTCCTTCCTTCATTCCTTCCTTCTATTCCTTCCTTCGGGGGTCCTGTTGGTTCCTGAATCTTTGTATTGGGTTCACCTGTGGGTAACCCATGGGTTACCGCTGGGTTACCGCTGGGTAACCGCTCGGTTGCCTGTGGGTTTTTTGGCTTGCCTCCCTTCGCTCCATTGCTCCATGCCGCCTGGTAGCTCGCATTTTTTTCCGCCCACCCATGCACCTCATAGCGGCCATTTTCCAAGGGATCCAGCAGGCGGCAGTCCAGCATGGCGCGGTGCAGTTGGGCCGCATCGCCCTGATATTGGCAGATGCCGGCCAGCATCGGCAGGGTGAACTCAAAGACATAGGTCTTCGAATTTTGGCAGTGGCCCCAAAGGGCCAGCAGGGCGGTGAGGGCCTCCGCGCGGCCAATGATGCCGGAGAGCGCCTGCACTTTCCAGTGTGTGAGGAAATCGGGTTGGATGATCATGCTTGGAATTTGCTGAGGAGTTGATTCCAGTAAGTCGGCAGGACCTGGAAAGCAGAGGAGGGGGCGCGGTCGGTGGCGAAGAATGCGCCCAGCTTTGGTGGGATTGCTGGCAGCGTCTTGCGCCCCAACATGATCCAGCCATAGTCCGGACCCGCCGGGGCCGTCTTGCTGGTGGTGTCTTCCAGGACGATCAGATTGGTCCCCAAGTCGGCCAAAACAGGCGCAGGAGCGCCAGGGTTCAGCCAGCTGGATGTCAGATTGATGCCATAGGCTTGAATCTTCTGGATCAGGGGCCGCACCTTTTCGTCCTTCCAGTCCACTGCATCATCCAGAAAGTACTCAAAAACCGCGAGGTCATTCCACGCCTCTATTTCTGCCAGAATAGCAGAATCTTTCCGCAGCTTGCGCGGCCCTTTGCCCGTGAAGCCAGTGCCCTCGTGCAGATCGATGTAACCCAGCACCGTCGAGTGATTCTGGTTCAGCGTTTCGATTGCGTTCCGATAGGGTTTCAGCTGGCTCTTGGTCAGCTTCGGCCCGCTGTTCGGATTCAGGATTGCCACCAGGTTTTGCCCGATGCGGTGGCTGGCAAAGATGGCATCAGATAAGAGGCTATCATCATAAAGGGGAAGGAGGAGCTTGGTATTCATGCGTAGGGTCTCGGTGAATGGTGAGGGTGCGTGCAGATCCAGGTCCCGTCCGGCAGCTGGGCCACCGGCAGCAGCGCGTTCTTGCCGCGGATCGTGTGGTGATTCCGCAGCCGCACATCGAAGGGCTGGGTCGCGTTATCCCCAGGAATGTGGCAGCGCACAAAACAAGGATTTGGATGCTTCATCAAAACACGCGCCTCGGCTGTCCGCAGAGGGAGCGGTTCCGGCTCATCCGGGGCCTCTGGCGGCTCCTCCGTTGGGGGGGCGCTGTCATCACCCTCCCCAGTCGCGGCAGCACCATCCCCGGCAGCCGGAGCCGCCCCCCCGTCTTTTTTTTCAGGGTCCAGAGCAGCCACCATTTCAGCGATAGCCTCCAGTCCCGCAGCCAGCCAGATCACCCGCTTATTGTCCTTCTCCCAGTGCACACCTTGAGTGAGCACCTTCTCCCGGTGAAAGGTAATGGTAGCGGTAGGAACGCCGTATTGCTCGGCCAGTTGGGTATCAGCGACAGGGATCATTGTAATAAATTCTGTGAATGGTTATGGAATATAAGAGTGAATGCCCGCCGCCCCCGCCGATCCCCTCCCCCCCCTGCCCGCAAAGAAATCCCGCCACCTTCCACCAGCCCACCAGCCCACCCACCCACAGCACCAACAGGGATACAGACGCTCATTTGCCTTGATCCTCAGTGAGTTGTTGCCCGACAGCGAGTGGCTCCACACCACCTGCCCCCGATTCCCGGCCCATTTCCACCACCGAACCCACCACCACCCGCGCGCCCGCCGCGCCCTTTGCAAAAACATCCCCCGCCTCCGAACCCATCGCCCGCATGAATTCCCGGTAGGCCGTGACCGCCGGATCCTCGCCCCTCGTCTCTATTATGCTGCTGGCCTCGCCTCGCAGCGTCAGAAATTTGTCCGTGAGGACCGCCACGTCCAGAGCGCTCAGCTTGCCAGCCAATGCCTTGTCTCGCAGTCCATCAATCCCGATTTCGATGACATCCGCCAGTCCATCAGCGAATCCTTTTTTCTCGTCTCGTATACTGCGCTCGCCTTCCGCCCGCTCAATCGCTCGCACCGTTTCCCAAGCCAACCCCAGTGCTCGCGCCAAAGCCTGCTTGGAATAGCCCTGCGCCAGCCCGGTCACCACCAGCGCATAGCGTCGCGGCTCGCGCTCGCGGAATCGCTCCGCCGTGTAGATCCCGCGCTTTCCGGTGCCTTGTTTGCTGGCCGCATCCAGGGCCAATTCCAACTCCAAGGCCAGTTCGGGAGTCGCTTCCTTCCCGCCTGATCCTGACCCCGCCAAAAAATGAGCAGTGGGGGGCTGTTGTGTTGGGTCGGAGAAGCACATGAAAAATCAAAAAATAAAAAGGGGCGCGGTGGGCCGGTCAGGCCGCCGCTTCCGGCCGTGCCGGTGCCGTTTGGATGTGCCGCTGCAGTTCGCTGAGCGTGATTCGCGGCACCCGTTTTGCTCCTGCTCCAGGCAACAACAAATCCACCGTGGCAAACCCGGCCCGGTCGCCCCGCGTCCAGTCAGCCGCAGCTTTTTGCACCGTGACCTTGTGCACGCCCAAAAAATCAGCCGCCTCCTGAAAAGTAAAAAGCGGCTCGGCCCGGCGCTCCAAATATCGAGTCACCGCCCGCGCTGGCACACGCCAGCCGGATCCGTCGCGCTCCTCCCATGCCCCGGCGAAAAACGAATCCGTCCGCCCGGTGCCGGCCACCATCGCCGCCACGATTGACGGCGCCAGCCGCAGCAGCTGCGCCAGCTCGTCCACCGTATAGTTGTCCGCAGCCATATCAGCTATCGCGGCCCTCCCGATCATCACGCAGCCCGCCAAAAAAATTCGCATCGTCCCATTGTGTGCTGTGCGCTCCCGCTCGCGGGAATCGCGCATCCAGCCGCTCCTGCAATTCCCTGACTGCTCGCAGATGCTCCGCCCGGCGCCGTCGGCGCAAATCCGCCTGAATCTCCCGCGCCAGACTATAGCCCAGCAAAAGCACCAGCACAGCTACCCCACCCGCGCACCAGCCCAGCAAAATGTCCATTTCACTCTCCGCCAGCATCGCTTGCACAAATCGCAAATCCGCAAAAAACAGCATCATAAAAATATCAGTTTATGTTAAATATCAACAAATCCGTAAAATCAGTCCGTCAAATCCCGCGAACGCACGTCGCAGAACCAGGGATCCCGCGCCCAGGTCGCAAAAACCGCCAGCGTCCGGCGGCTCCGAAAATGGAAGCCGTCAATGGAGTGTGCGCGGTGGAAATCCTGGCTTTGCCGTCCCTGCGTGCCCACCCACATGATCCAATGCGCGAGTCCCTCCTCGACTTCCCGCGCCAGCGGGAGCAGACAGCCCGGCGCGGAATCCGCCCACAAATCAATATCAAAACAACGCGTCCCAAACTCCTCCGGGCGGGCTGCCATCTCCGCGCGCATTGCGCGTAGTCGTGGCCGTAGCTCCTCCACTGGCCGGGCCAGACTCACCAGATACCGCTCGGATCCCATAGGGTGCAGCTGGATTTCTGCAGTGGGCACCTCCGCACCTTCGACCAACTGCGCCATCTCGCCAGGTCGCGGGGCCCGGAATGCACGGTGATATTCCGGCCAGCCTAGGCTGCGATTCTGGGCCATCCGGTCCATTTTAGAAAATCGGTCTGGCGCGATTTCATGCCGGTGGCGCACATCCGCTTGGCTGTCCCACTCCTGCTGCTCCGTCCGCCAACACTCCCGAATTGCTCCCTGCAACGCCTCCCGCTCTCCCGCCGGGCGCGGCACCACGGCCGAGATCACCCGCTCGCCGGTCGTTGGATCCGCCTGTATTCCCGCCTGCCAATTGCTGGCGGCGGGTTCCGTGGAGTGCACGGTTTCGAGATCGCATTCATACACGGCGACAGTGTCGCCAGTGCTGTGCAATTGTACCAGGACTCGGCCCCAGTCGTCCACTGTGCCGTCAGCGGTGCCCCGTTGGTTGTACCAAGGGGACTTGTAAATATGGACAACGCGATTTTGTTTAGCGCTCATACAATAGGAGGGTTTAGGCTGCCGCTTCGATTTCCGGTTCTGCTTCGGCCAGCAGGCCGCGCATCTCCCAGCGCTCCCGTACCTCCTGCAGCTCCTGTTGCAGCTCGGCGTAGGCCACCTTGGCGGCCGGCGATTTTGCCCGCCGACCAAAAAAGGCAATTTCCCGCTCCGTTTCGGCCAGCGTGGTCACACGCGCGGCCGCCATTATTGTTGAATTAATTATTGCGTTCATGATGCAATTTGTAGCATGCCGCAAAATGAGGCGCAACTAATAATTGCAAATATTTGTGGCGTGCTACAAAATGTTTCATGGAAACCCCTCTAACCTCCCAATTCCTCCAATCCGTCATGTCCAGCCAGGCGTGGAATCAATTTGCCATAGCTGACCGCGCTGGCCTACATCGCACCACCGTGGGCCAGCATTTGACCGGCAGCCGCGCCATCCGCGACGAGCATTTGCTCAGCTACCTGCAGGCTGTCCCTACAGAGAGCGCCTCCGGCCTACTCGCTGCGTGGCTCCACGATCTGCTGGCAGTCCATCCTGATCTGCTTGTCCAGCTGCTCGAGCAGCAGAGTGGTCAGCTTACCGGCTCCGTCCGTAGTTGGGCACCCGCGCTCACCACCCGTCAGCAGGCGGATCTTGATTACTGGGCCGGAAATATTACCAGCGACAAAGATTTGGATTTGCTGCTCGCCACCCTCACCCGCCGCGCCCGCGGCGAGTGATTTCCTGACAGATAAACCGTTGAATAACATCTTTCAACGGGTAAATCCTAACCCTGCAACGCCCCATTGTCCAGCCTGAAAAATAATTCAAAATATTATTTGACTGTCAAACAATAGTGCGCAATTGTCATCTCGTGGCCAGCAAATGGCCACCCGCCCTGCAAGGCGGTTTTCAACCAACCAACCAACCAACCGTATAACCAACCCACACGCCATGTATTACAATAACACCTCCACCGTCAGAATCAAATCTTTTGGAAAATCCGGCAGCGCCATCCTCCACGCTCGTGGAAACACTCCCCTGACCCTCCAGGAAATCCAGGCCGCCACGCCCTCCGTGTTTGCCGAGCAAAAACATGAATCCCGCAGCGAGCGGTACAGCTACATTCCCACCAGCGAAATCCTCTGCAAATTGCAGCGCGAGGGATTCCAGCCCTTCGCCGCCTTCCAGGGCGGCAGCCGCGACGATGACAAAAAAGGCTTCACCAAGCACCTGATCCGTCTCCGCCACATGGGCGACACCACCGCCTCCGGCCCTGATAAAACCGTTTCGGAAATTATCCTGATGAACAGCCACGACGGCACCAGCTCCTACCGGATGATGGGCGGCCAATTCCGCATGGTCTGCAGCAATGGCCTGATCACCAGCGACGGCCTCATCCAAGAAATCCGCGTCAAACACACCGGCGACGTCGCCAGCGAGGTTATCGACGGCTGCATCCAAATCCTTGAATCCACTCCCGCCATCCAGGAATCCATCGAAGAAATGCGCAGCATCAACCTAAGTTCCGCCGAAGCCACCATTTTTGCCCGCGCCGCCCTCACCGCCCGCTACGATGACGCCGCCCTTGCCCCCGTCAGCGCCCCGCAAATCCTCGCTCCCAACCGCCGCGAGGATGCCGGATCTGACCTCTGGTCATCCTTGAACGTCATTCAGGAAAACCTGATTCGGGGCGGCGTCTCCTACGTCCAGCGCGACGCCAACGGTCGCCGCGTCGCCCGGCGCCACACCCGCCCCATCAACGGCATTGATCAAAACACCGCCGTCAACCGTGCCCTCTGGCAATTAGCCGAGGAAATGAAAGCCATCCGCGCCGGCATCTAAACCACGCAGGCCAGCCGGGTGGGTTCCATCCCCACCCGGCCTTGTCCGCTCAACCTATTTGCCCGCCATGTCCCGCATCCGCCCCATGTCCGAGAATGAAGCGCGCCGCGTTTTGAGTTTCCACGCACAAACCGCCGTCCTTGCTCTTCTCCTCACCGCCACCACCACCGCTGCCGCCGTCCTGCTGACCGTGGCTTTCCTCACCAACTAATTCCCCAACCCAACCCAACATTCCAAAATTATGAAAACAGCAACCGCCCTTGCCGCCGCCGCTCAACTTGAAGTTGCCACCGCTCAACTCCACGCCTTTGCGGAAGGCAAACTCATTCCCAATGCTTTTGCTGGCCTGTGGGCCAATGAACCCGCTGAAATCGCGCCATCTGTCGAAAGTATCAGATTCGCAATTAATAATGCGCTGACCATCATCAGTTAAGTCACTTCAACCCCCCAACCCAAACCAACCAATCAATCAACCAAAATTATGGAACCCACCAACATCACCACCCATACCGCCAGCAATGGCAACGTCTATTATTCCACCACCGACGATACCGGTGCGACCGTTTACAGTTTCACCCAGGATTTTACCGATACCTGGGATCAGGAAACGCAGGAACAGCACACAGCAGGCCCCATCACATTTCTTGAATTCTGGAACGCTGGCAAGGAAATTGAATCCCTCTGGTGGACGTCTATTGCTTGCCCCACCGGCAAAGAATGGATTCACAACACCACCACGGAAGATGAGGAGGAGCATTGCGATTTGAACGAGTCCGACACGGAGCGCTGGCACGATCTGACAGGAACAGTAAGCGAGGACGGAAGAGAATGGGCGTGGGATGGAAGTGGCAATCCTTTGGACCTCTTCCGCTCAACGCTGATGAACCTCAAGGTTTTTGCCATCGCCTAATTCCGCCCCTCTGCCCCGCAGCCCTCCAGCTGCGGGGCAGCATGGCGCAATCCTCCCGCCCATTTCTCTCATGCTCCTCTCTCATATCACCCTTACCACCGGCCATCTCTCCGTGCACCGGCTGGACACTCTCGACCGCGAGGCCGTCGCCATCTGCCGGGCTCTCCTGCCCACCGGCGGTGGTCCCGTGCCCGGATTTCCCGCCTTCCGCGTAGAGATCCACGGCCCCATATTCACCATCTATCGGGGCCGCGAGCCCCTCGTCAGTTGCGGCATGGGCCGGGGCCGGGACGCCACCTGGGCCAGCCTCTGCGCCCTCGATGAGCAATTCCGCGCCATGCTCGGAGCCAGCCAGCCCATCGTCCCCCCTCCCGCCGGTCCATGGCTCGCCGTTGCCATCCTCCCCCCACTCGCCCTCATCGTCAATTCAGATGCCGCTTGGATAGGCGATTTTGAACGTTGCCTCGCCGCCGCCATCCTTCTCCCCTGAACAAAAAAGCCCCGCCTCCCCTGCAAGGGAGACGGGGCCACCGTATAACCGCGCTTTCGCCACGATCACCCATTACCCTCTGCCATGCCCTCCCGCAAATCAACCGCTCCCCGCAAAGCCTCGGCCGGCGCTCCTCTCGGCAACAAAAACGCCAGCCGTCACGGCGGCGAGGAAACCGATCGCGTATCCCTCCGCCTCCCATCCAGCCTCCTCACCCACTACAGAAACCGCGCCCTCGCCGACAACTCCACCCTCTCCGCCATCCTCACCGGAACCTTAATCCAAGCCAAAAGCACAAAACCATGAAAGACATTCTTACCATCCTTGCCGGTAAAAAGCCCGCCTTTGTTGTCACCGACAACAATAGTTGCCACCGCCTTCTTGCTCGCCGACCTTCCCGGAAATTCCAAGAGGTTTATGAATGCACCTGCGGGGCGAACTCCGCCGATCATCTGACCTGGTGCACCTCCGCCAAGCTCCTCCGCGGCGTCCACGATTGCGCCCACCTCGCCAAGTAAATCCCTGCCACCCTAAATAAAGGCCCGCCCGGTATCCTAACCGTGCGGGCCTTGTCGTATTCAGAACAGTCGGCTCCGAAAATTTCCGTCCCCACATCCCCCCCGGTATAAAAAAATCCTCCAAATCAATTTCCCGGCGTCACGAAAATGATCCAGCAACAAAAGAGCCGCCCTGGTTCGGCCTTTCGGTCCCGTGGCGGCTACTGTCGTTTCAGCATCAACCATCAACCATCAACCATCAACCATCAACCATCAACTCCCCACCAGCCACGCCGCCAGCTCCTCCCTCATACTCGCGCAAACGTGCATCTTCTTTCCATAGTGCTTTGCCGTCGTATCCACGCTCGCGTGGCCCAGCGCCTCCTGGGCCGCAGTCGGGCAATCCACGGACCACAGCACGGATGCCACCGTATCCCGCAGCCGGTGATTCCCCTGTCCTCGTTCCCCCGCCCCGCCGATAATCGCCTTCAGCCAGGCATTGTGTTGCTTACTCACCAGTTCCTGCCGCCCCGCCGCCGTCCCCTCCGGCAGCACCAGAAACCCCGGCCGCCCCGCCAGCCGCGCCGCCAGCCCCGCCCCGATAGGAATCTGCTGGTCCCGAGTCCCCCGCTTTTTCCGGAACCCCTCCTCCGGCCTATTACGGATCACCAGAAACGTCCGCCCCTCGTGCACCTCCAGCCAAGTCCCCTGCGCAGCCTCCACGTAACTCGACCGCAGCCCCGTCTGTCTCAGCAGCGCATTCACCAGCCCCAGCTCCGGCTGCATCCGGTCCAGCCCCGGTACCGCCCCCAGCATCGCCTCCCACTGGTCCACCGTCAGCGGATCCGGCTTACTATCTTCTTCTGGCAGCCAAGGCCCTTTCAAAAATCCTTCCAGCGGCGGCAAAGTCAGCCCCTTCAACTTATGATAGAGCGCATTTTTTGAGAACACATCGCATCCCTGCGCCAGCGTAGAATTGATGCTCACATTTCCCTCTTGCGGCTCATTCCAATCCAGCGCTCCGCCCTGCGCCGCCCGGAAATACTCCTCCCGCAGTCCCGCCGTCAGCACCGAGGCCGGCAGCTTCCCGATCCGCCCCTCATCCGCCACCATCGCCCCGATCCTCACCCCTGGAATCCCCCCCTCATGCACCCGCCACAGTCCCTTGGCAAACGCCACCACCCGCCGGAGCGAATTCACATTCCGCCGCTGACTCTTCTCATCCTTCAAAATCCGCACCCCCTCCGCCAGATAAGCCGCGAAAACCTCCCCCAGCGTCGCCACCTGCCGCACCATCCGCGCCCCCTCGATCGCCAGAATCGTTCGCTCATCATTCCAGCCCTCCAGCATCCCCTTCGCCCATCGCCCCGGCTTCACTCGGCATCCACATCCCTCCCGCGTCCGCATCTCCACCGAATCTTGCAGCGCCATGCACTTCCCACAAATATCATACCCCGAATTCTTCAGCACCTCCGGCCTGCCCGGAAACTTCAGTCGGACATACCACTCCTCATGGAAATCGCCCATGGGTTTCCCCTGCCGCTGCCGCCGAACCAGAAAGTAATTGCCTGCTGCCATAGAATTGAAAGGTTGTATCCCCAACCGTATCCCATCCATCCCGCTATTGTCAACTACCGTCCGCTATTATTTCCAGTCCCCTAAAATCCCATCCCGCCCCCTAAATCCTCCCCAGTTCCCCCCAATTCCCCCCAATTCCCCCGTAGAACCTCAGAAAACAGCCCACAAAAAAGGCCAGTCCCCGAAGGAACCAGCCTAATAAAAAACTCCGAAGGTAGGGATCGAACCTACGACCTAATGGTTAACAGGGGCGCGGTAGTTTGGGAATGGTTGTTGATAATCATGGTTTTATGCGGGAGGGGCGGGGGTGTATCCCTGTTGAGATACGCTTTCGGATAAAGATTTCTTGGCGTGGGGCGGTTTGGGCTGGACGGGGTAAGGGGGATTCTGGGAGGGTGGAAGCATGAAATTTGTGCTGTTGATGCTGTTGGTGGGGGCCTTGGTTGGGTGTGCGAGGCGGTCGGGGGGGATGGCGGGAGCTGAAATGGAAACGGGGCCAAGGGAGAAGGTGCGGGGGTATTATGGACCGGCTGGGGCGCATTGGCACCTGGGAAATGCTGGATTTTATCCCAGTGGGGTGCGCTCGCGCAGGGTGGGCGACACGACTTATTTCAGCGATGGTGGGGTGCTGCGGCGGGTGGGGAATACATGGTATGGGAGTGATGGGTCCACCATGGTTTGGAAGGGTGATACGCTTTACCACAGCAATGGCAGGGCATTCCGTCGCGTGGGCGATGCTGCGGTGGAGGTGTTCCCGCCGCGTATCAGGGAAGGTTGACTGCTCTACGCTACTTCACCGCTTCGAAGCCTTTTGGGGTGAGGCGGTAGGGGCGGAAGGTCTTGGGGGTGATGATGTCGGCGGTGTTCTTGCCGGCCTTGTTCTTGCGGTCGGCGTTGGCGTGGCGGGTCAGCTCGGTCATGCCGATCTTGGCCATGTCTTGGGTGAATGTCGCGTAGTCAGATTGGATCTCGGCGATGGTTTGGTTGAGGTCGCGCAGGGTGGCTTCGCGTCCGCCGAAGGGCTGGTTGAGTTTGTAGGCCAGATTGGCGCGGTCCACGGCGGTGGTGTACCGGCCGCGCAGGGTCATCAAGGCTCCGGTGATGAGCTTGGGCGTTTCCATGGTGGTGGTGCGGAATCCCAGGTAGCTTTCAAAGATTTCTTTGAGTTCGTAGGTGCGGCCATTTTTGTCGGCTCCGGTGGTGGCGCGAACGGTTTTCTCCAGGTCGTTGGCTAGGCCGGGGGAGAAGATTTTGTCGGAGGCGTAGAGGAAGCGCTCAAAGCCATTGGCCCAGGCATTTGGAGCACGGGAGACGATCTGATCGTACCCGTCGCGGTTGGCGAGGGCTTGCAGGATGGGGTCGGTGTGGATGCCGCCGCCGATAAATTGTTTCTGTCCGGCTTCCAGGGCTTTGACGAGACCATCGCCCAGGGTGCGGCCTTCTGCGGCGGCGATGATGATCTCGTTCAGGGTGGCTTGTGGGATGAGGTAGCTGACGTTGGCGTAGGTGATTTTGTCCGGGCCAAACTTGCTGTAGGTCAGGCTTTGGTAGCGGTTCCATTTGGGGAGCCACCATTTGCGGGCGATTTTGTCCTCGTCGTCGCCCACCATTTTGCCGTAGAGCTTGGCGATCAGGGCGGGGATGCCGAAGGTGGCGAGGGCTTGCACGCTGGCGACTCCGGCGAGGCGCCGCACGCCTTGCATACGGGTGTGTGCGTTGCTGCTGGCGATTTCCTTCTTGGCGTAGTTCAGGGCGTGGAAGGTATTGCGGTAGAGTTCGCTGGTGAAGCTGATGAAAGATCCGATGCCGATGCCCAGCTTGCTGGCGGATTTCAGTGGGCCCCATACCTTGTCGTAGTTGGGCATGGTGTTGCTGGTCTTCTCGGCAGCCAGGTCAAAGGCGGCGCTGTCTGTCATGCCGCTGAGGAGGTGGCTTTCGTAGTTGGACAGGAAAGAGATGACTTTGAAGAAATTGTCTGACTTGCCTATGGTAAACTGCCCGATATTGCGCACGGCTTGGTTGATCCGTGCCTCGCCGACGATTCCCCCGGCGATGCCTCCGGCGATGGCTCCACCGATGCGGGTCGGGCGGCTGAATTTACCTATCGCGCTGCCGTGGGCGGCACCGCGCACCATGCCGGCCATGCGGTCTTGCCAGGTTTGGGCAGGGTTGATAAGGTAGCTTTCCAAGGCCACGGTGATGGTGGCGTCCATGTCACGCAGGGTGAAATTGTTGTTGTTGATCCCGGCGGCGGTGAGGCGGGTCAGCATCTCGCGTTTCTGCTCGATGAACGCTTGGCGGGCGGTGCCCAGGGCGCGGCTCATGTCTTTGCTGCTGGCGCGTATGCGGTAGGCTTCCTGCCAGCGGCTGACGATGCGGTGGTCGTAGAGGTGGCCGTTTTGCATGATGCCTACCAATCCGCCGAAAATGTTGACAGTCCAGGATTTTGGCGAGAGCGCCACGGCATCTGCTTTGGCGATGCCGCCCAGGCTGATCAATGCCTTGGTGAACCAGCCTGCCAAGTCCTGCGGCTCCACGATGCGGCTGTAGCCCAGGGCGGCTTTGAATTCCTTGGAAGTGTAGAGTCCGGCGAATCCGCTGCGGCGCTGCCCGGCGGCGGTCGGCTGGCCCTCGCTGAGGAGTTCGGTGAAGACACCGCCGCGCTCCGTGCTGATGAAGCCCAGGCGCAGGCCCAGGTCGGCGATGCGTGTCTGCATTTCATGTTTGGCGATGAATCCGGCTTGGAATCCCGCGCTGTTGGAAATTCTGCGCAGCACGTTGGTCTCTTCGCCCATCACGGCGCGGAGTTCCGGGGCCAGGTCCTTGCGTTTCATCAGGCTATCCACCGGCTTGCTGATGGCTTGGCTGGTAAGGGCCTGTTCCCAGACGCGGCGGTTCATCAAGTCGCGCAGGATGCTTTCGATCTGCGCCGGGGTGCGGGTCGGGTCTTCCGTGAGAAGGTAGGCTTCCGCATCTTTTAAGATCTTGCTGGCTGCTACGCCTTCCACGGTCTTGCCCTTGGCCGCGTAGTCTTGGAGGCGGTCGTAGGTCCAGTTCGCGGCGGGGTCGAAGGCCTTGTAGGCCCGGCGCATCCAGTGGCCACGATTGGCCATGAGCGCGCTGCCCAGCTGGCCTCCGGTGATGGTGGCGATGGCGGTGCTGCCATCATCCAGGAAGTTCCGCGCCTTGCGCGTGGCTTCTTTTAGCACGGGATCCTGGAGCGCAGCCAGGGTGGTAGGATCCTGCATGGCGGCGTCCACCAGGGCGGTCACATCTGCCTCTGTCAGGCCGTTGGCCTTGGCGTGCAGGGTGATGGCTCCCTGCAAATCGCGCACCAGTGCGGCGGCTGCCAAGTCCACGGCAGCCTTGTCGTGATTGCTCATTTCCACGTAGTCCGCCACTTCCTTGGGTAGGATGCGTCCTGTGAAGAGGGCGCGGAGCTGCGGGCGCTGCACCCGGTAAGCTCCCTCGCCCCGGTAGAAGACTTGGCTCTCGCGGTTGGCGGCGGGCAGCAGCCTGCCAGCGATGGGGCCGGGGCGGGCGAAGTTAAGCTTGGGGCGGCTCATTCTGACTTCGCCGTTTTCCTCAAGGATCTTGATGAGGTTTTCGTCGAAAATGACGAAGTTCCTGGAGAGATTGGTTTCTTCATAGCGGGCCAGCTCCTGTTCAAGGCGCGCCAGTTCTTGGCGGTGGAACTCATCAGGGGATAGGCTGTAGCGTTCACGCCAATCCGCAATACTTCTCCGAAGTTGTTGCGCTACTATTCCAGGCCGTCGGCTGTTGCTGTCAAAGTATTTGATCCCGGGGATGCCTAGGCTTTGGAAATATCTGGATGTTTTTTCCGCAGCCATTTCTACATTATCAGCTCCAGCAAAGTCACCTAGCGCCATTCGGTAAATGAACTGGCCGTCCATGTCTGCGAGTAGTTTTCCATCAGGCAAGCTGCTTGGCTTGTGTTTCGCTAGTGCTGATTTGACATTGTCGCTCTGCTCGTTCAGCGGCTTGTCCCAGTCTAGGAATTCCTCCTCATTGGGCAGAATGTCCACCGTGTAGAGGTTGCCAAAGTTAGCGACCGCGGCCATGGTTTCCGGTGATGGGTCCCAGCTTTGCACTTCATTGCTTAGCGCGGCGCGCACCGCTTGGTGGGGGTAGTCAAAGCCAAACCAAGCATCTGCTTGCAGGGCCTCCAGCAGGCGGCGCTCGTAGCCTTCTAGGTCTGGGTTTGAAAGCAATGCGTCCGTGGCTTCCTGCGGGGCGTCGTATTCCCCGTAGGTGTCTTTCACTTTCTTAATAAATTGCTTGCCTGTCAGGGTGCGGCGGTAGTTCTCCGCTATTCTTTTGTTCTCCGCAAAGTAAAGCCCCCATCCATAAACCTGCGCTCCCTCGCCGGTGCCGATCTTGTCGGTGCTGAACTTGTCCACCTTGTGCGGTGTGCCGTGGAAGGCGCGCAGGAAGTGTAGCCGGGCCATGGCGTCCAGCACCGGGCCGGGACCGGCGGGGACAAACTGCGTCTTCAGCGCATTCCGGGCCAGTTCGATGATGCGGTCCACCTCGGCATCCAGCGGGGTGGAGCGGCTGTGGCGGCTAAAGACGCGGGCGAGGGCGGCCTTGAGGGCAGCCCAGAGTTTCCCGGCGAGGGTGTTGGCGGGGAGGAGTTTCCCGGCGCGGGCTTCCACTTGCTGGGCCAGCCATTCCTCGGCCAGGGCGTTTAGATTGCCGCTCAGTTCCGGGTAGCGCTCGGCGATGGCTTGCAGTTCTGCTTGCGGGATCTGGGCGGTGAGCTGCTGCCACTGGCGGTCGAAGGTGGAGTCGTTCTCGCGCAGGGTGGCGAGACCGGCATGGGCGATGCGCTCGTGCAGGATGATCCGGGCCACGGCGCGGAGCGGCGTTTCGCCGGGGCGGACTTCGATGTTCTCCAGGATCACGGTGGTCTGGCCGGTGCGGGGGTCGTAGAAGCCTTGCACGCCGCCGGGGCCCATGTCGGCCCAGTCCTGCGGGCGGTAGTCGTCCACCTCATCGGCCAGGGCATCGCGGTTGGTGACAATGCGGGTGGCATCCGCCACGGCGGGGAGGGATTGGCGGAGGAGGGCGAGGGCTTCCTGCGCGGCTTTGGGGGTGACGCCCCGGTTGATGGTTGAAGGTTGATTGTTGATGGATGAACGGCTGAAGGGCACGTAGTTCGGATCGTCCGTGGGGTCGGTGAGCGGCTCGGCGATGCTGACTGGCTCGGCGGTTTGGCGGAGGGCTTGGCGGGATTCTTCGCGGCGGCTCTTGGCCCGCATGGCCAGGGTGAAGTCCAGCGGCTCGCGGCGGGCGAGGCGTTCCAGCTGGGCCATGTCTTGGTCCTGCTGGCGGGCGGCGGTGGCTTGGCGGCGGGCGGCGGCGGATTCCTCGCCCAGGGCGGCCCAGAGTTCCCGCTGGGTGCTGCCTTCCGGGAGGAGTCCGGCGCGGATGGCGCTCTGGGCCAGCTCGTCCGGCGCGGTGGTGCCGTAGATGGCGTTGTGCTCCGGGCTGGAGAGGCGTTGCGGGGCATCGTCCCAGAGGGATTTGCTGCGGCGGTAGAGTCCTTCCTTCCGGGCGGTGCTGCGGGACATGATGCCGCCGGATTGGATGACAAATTGAGCGAGCGGCATCTCGCGGAAGGCGGCGTTGCTGGCGCTCTGGGCGCGGCGGGAGACGGCGCGGTCGAGGGCTTGGGCGGTGGGCTCGGCGGTGGCGGCATTGGCGGCTACGGCGAGGACTTCGGTGCCATCGGCGGCGCGGATCACTTGGGCGTGGTCGGCATCGGCGGGCTTTTCGGCGGTGCCGTAGCCGAGGAGCTGGCCGGCGGTGGCGGGGTTGCTGAAGGCCTGCCGGGCGGCGGCTTGCACGCTGGTGTAGGGGTCGGCGGCACGCAGGCCCAGGGCGGGGCGGATGGCGGCTTTGTTGAAGATGACATAGCCGCCGGGCGTCTGCACGCCATCGATGGGGCTTTCGCGTCCGGCGATGGGTCGCATCCGGGCGGGCAGTTGGTCGCGGGTCAGGCCCTCAAAGATCATGCTGGGCTTCCCGCCGTCCTTCACGAGGTCCAGCTGGGCGTCCAGGGTGCGCAGGGATTCTGGCTGGGTGGCGGTGTCAGGGTTGCGGGCGAGGTGATCGTCTTGGGCGGTCTGGAAGGTGAGGACTTCGGCAGGGGTGACGCCGTTGGGGTGCAGGTTCGGGCTGCCGTCTTCCAGGTCTTCCGGGGTATCGGGGATGGTTGATGGTTGAGAGTTGATGGTTGATGGATCCTGGACGCTGCCGCCGGGGTTGAATCCGGTGATTTTGCTGCCGTCATTGGAGGGCGGGCCGTTCGGGCTGTAGAGGTCGAAGCGACCATCCAGGCTACCGTCCGTGCGGTCCATCCAGCGTCCGGTGTGGGTGGTGCCGTCCGCGTAGTGCAGGGTCACGGCGTCGCCGGGGCGGATGCCTTGGGCGCGGAACTGGGCCTCGATGTCGCGGCTCACGGCTAGGTCGCCAGAGCGCAGGCGCATTTCGCTGGGTTCGCCGCGCTTGATTTTCTCCGCCTCTGCGCTGCTGACGAAGGCGCCGATCCCGGCACTGCTGTTGGCGTCGGGGGTTTCGTCGTTGGCGTAGCCGTAGGCGGTGGTACGCCCGGCGGTGGGGATGGGCGGGAGGTTTGAGATTTGAGAGGAGTCTTCCCTTCCGCCACGTTGGGCGATGCCTGCGAGGGCGGTCGGCGCGGGGCCGTTGGCATCCTGCGGGTTGACGTTGACGTTGGGGAAAAGGGTGCCATCCGGGCCGGGGGCGGGCGCGTTGGGGTCGGCGGGAGGCGCGGCGGGCGGGGCTTGGTTTGGGTCTGCCGGGGCGGCGGGCTGGGGGCTGAAGCGTCCGGCGCTGGCTGCCGCCGCGATGAAGGGGGCGCTGCCGTAGAAGCCTCCACGGGCGGCTTGCCATGGGTCTTCGAATTGTTGGCTGCCGGAGAGGGCGGCGACGCCGTTTTGGGCTACCGCTCCAAGGTATTCTTCCGTGCCTTCTTGGAAGGGCATCAAGGCCAAGCTGCCGATTGAACGGCGCTGGCCACGCAGCAAGGCCATCTCGCCGGGGAAGATATGCTCCGTGCCGATTTCAATGGCTCCTTTGGCCAGAGAGGTCAGGCCGTTCCATCGGCGCAGGCGGGCGGCGCGGGCGGGGTCGGTGGCATCCAGGGCAGTGGCTTCCTGTTCTGTGGCCGCGTAGGATTGGCCGCTCGCGGTGGTGAACATCCCGCCCCAGCCGCTTTGCTCTCCCACAAAGCCAGTCCGGGTGCGGGCGCTCAGGAAGGGCAGAGAGGTGCCGGTGGCTTCATCCATGGCATTGGCCATGGCTCCGGCGCGGCCGATTTTGGTGCCCATCCTGGCGCGGTCTGCCAGCTTGAAGCCCGTCATGGCGCGGCCTGCCAGCTTGGTGGCTAGGCCGGGGCCGATCATGGTGACGGCGCTCTCAATGCCGCTGGTGATCATGTCGGCGATGGGCGTGGTGCCTGTCGGAGAGTTCTCGTAGCGGTTGGCTAGTGCACCGGGGGTCACGGTTTCCACGGCATCCTGGCCTTCCTGGGTCAGGGCACGGTTATCCGTACCGGGCAGGGCGGCGTAGGCTTGGGCCAGGCCACGGGCGACTTGGTTCATGGGGCGCAGGGTCAGTTGTTCAGCCCATGCGCCTACGCCTCCGGGGAGTTGATCCAGGAAGGCGGCGTTTTGCGTCAAGTTGTCATCCAGTCCTACGTGCAAGGCGGTGGCCAGATCCTTGCTGTTGATGAGGTCGGCGCGGGATTTAGCGGATAGAAAACGCTTTTCATACTCTCTGGCCTCATTGCTTTGCACAAAGGCGTCAAACATTCCTGCGCCCGGCACGGGTGCGCGTTCACGGGGTTGATAGAGGTTCCAGTCTTGGGAGGTCTTGGCCAGGCGCTCATTCGCCTTCTGCCGCATCGCCTCGATGGTGGGCAGGTCCACCGTGATGGGGGGCGGCAGGGCTTCTACGGTTTTGGTAGTGCCGTCCGCTTGTTTGATCTCCTGCTTGGTGGGGATGGCGCTCTGGACGTAGCTTTGGTATCCGGTGCCGTCTTCCTTCTCCCGGATCAGGTAGTGGCCCAGCACGTTCGGGCCGATCCCGATCTGTCCGGACTGGTAGCGTGGCGCTTGGAAGGCGCGGGCCTGCCCCACTTGGTCGATGGCGCGGGCGTTGGCGATCCAGCGCTCCGGCGCATCCATGTTTTCCGGGTCTTTACCACTGCTTTCCCACACCCGCCAAAAGCTTTGCAGTTCTGCCGGGTCTTGGAACAGGGTGGTGGCGGTATCCGCCATCGCGGTGGTGCGCAGGGCTTCCAGCGTTTGCGTCACCTCATCATCCACGGCCAGGGTGCCCTTCCAAAAGTCATCGGCTGGCAGGGGATTGGTAGTGTCCGCCACGGCGGCGCGGCCATAGTCTACCGTCTCGCGGTGCCAGGCGCGCACCGCTTCCGCCTGTTGCATGGCATTGGCGCGGGGCTGGCCGGTGGCGGGGTCCAGCTCATTGCCGTAGGTCAGGATTTCGTTGAGCGTGGCCATGCTTAATATCGGATTCCTCCCACCGTTGTATTGGAACCGGCAGGAAGGTAGGCATTCCCTTGGGGCCGGTAGTAGCCGGAGGCACTACGGGCACCTGGGTCAGGGGCAGCAGCGGTTGGTGGGGGTGGCATATCGGCACCGGCTACGGGTTGGCCAGTGTAGGGGTCATACCAAGTCACGCCTCCATTGGAGTTCTGCCGGGGGACCAGTTTTGTCTTGTCGGTTTCTTTGGATTTTGGCGGGATCAAGGGTTTAAAGTCAGGGGGAAGCCCTTGCTGGTTACTGTCCCAGAGATTGGTTGAGGAATTGGTGGGACCTTGCAGGAGGTAAGCTGGGTTAATAGGCCTGCCGTCCGGTCCGAAGGCTGCGGTCACGCCATTGCCGATGTCTTGGAATCCGGCTTGGCCTTGGGTCTTACTGCTGGTCATTGATCCAAGGTCATTGATCATGTTGTTTGGGTTTGGGGTCTGGTTCCAGTTATTGGCGGCTTTGGCTTGCGCAGTGCGGCGGTCTGCTTCCATCTGGGATTTCATGGCATCTGCCAGTTCCTTTTGTTTGGTCAGGGCCAGGGCGTTGCGCGTGTTGGCGTTGGCTCCGTAGAATTTGTCATTCACTTCCGGGGAGATCAGGTCTGGCTTCTGGGACTTCATGGCTTCCCAGATGCCCATGGAAAATTCGGAGAGGTCCTGCTTGCTGGTGGCTTCCCGTTTGTCCATGAGGGTGTCCTTCCGGTCCATCATGCTGTAGTCGTGGTCGAAGTTGGCCTTGTCGCGGATCAGGGTCTGGTCCCAGAGTTTCTGATCGCGCTGGTCCTGCCGTTTATTGGCCAGGCCTTGAGTGACCAAGCTGGAAAAGTTATTCATCCCGGCGGTGATGCCGGGGCCATAGCCCTGGGTGTCCGGGGCCACGGTGGGGGTGAGGAGATCCGAGCGGGGAGAGTAGGCCATGGCAGGAAATGGGGAAATTTGGAAATTGGAAAATGGAGAAATTTTAGAGGAGGCCCAGCATCCACGCGTAGGCGGCGACTCCGGCGGCGGTGCCAGCGGCTCCGATGACGGCATTGGTGGTGCTGGCTTTGCGGGCGGCGGCGGCGTTGGCGTTGCCGTTGGCCAGGTTTTGCTCGCTGAAATAGTAGCTGTCCTCCCGGTTTACGCCGAATTGATATTGTTCCTGTTTCCGGGCCTGGAAGGCGTCCTGCGCGTTCAGGTTGGCGGTGGCCACTTGGCCGGCGGTTTGCAGGTACGGGCTGCCCGCGTTGGGGCCTGCCACTTGGCCGCTCACCGCACTGCCGCCGCGTCCGTAGAGGCGCATTTGGGGATCGTAGAAACTGCCCAGGGTGTTTTGCGCGTTGTTGGCGATGGCGGCGTCCGTGTTGCGGCGGTTGATGGATTGCCCATCCACTGCGCTGGCGTAGCCACGGCGTTGGTCGCGGCGGCTGTTGGCGTATTGCTCGCGGTTCATCACCTCGCCTATCGCGGCATTTTGTCCGCGTCCCAGACCACGGGCGGCGAAGGCGGCGCGGGCGGCTTGGTTGGCGGTGCGGGTCTCCTCCGGGCTGAGCTGCCCGCCCAGCTGCAGGTCAGCGAGGGCTTGGCGCTGCTGCTCGCGCTCGATGTCGCTGGGGCCCAGCTGGCTCAGGTTGCCGGTAATGGCGCTGGTCGCTTGGTCGATCTCCGGGGAGGCGCTGCGCAGGGCGCGGTTGAAGTTTGCCCCATTGGCGCTCACGCCGGCCATCTCGCCGGAGGCGCGGGCATTGGCTGTGGCCACATCCGCCGCGGCGAATTGCGGGCCATACGTCTGCTGCATTTCCAGCTGCTGCGGCAGGGCTTCCCGCTGCAGTTGCAGGCTATCGCGCCCCATTTTCAGGAGGTTGATCTGTGGGGCCTTGTCCGAAGTTGTTGTCTTTGTGCCGCTATCAATTGGGCGCGAGTTTGCCTTCTGGCTGGATTGCTGAATCAGTGAATTTGTAGTAGCGCCACGGGCCATGATATTGGTGGGATAAGAGTACGATCAAGGGATCCATTTCACAACGATGAGACCGTTGCGTCCGCTCTGTCCGGCTTGGTTCTGGTATTTTGCGTTGGTGCTGCCGGGCACGGTGAGTTGCTGGCCGGCCACCACCGGGGTGGTGCGGGCGGTGAATTCCAAACCTCCGGTGGTGCTGCCAGTGGTGGGGTAGGTACCGCTGGTGCGGCGGTAGCTGGTGCCGCCTTTGGCAGCATAATAGGCACCATCACCCCCGCCAGCATAGCCCCCGCCTCCAGAATTGCTTACGTTGGCAGTCCCAGGAAAGCCGCGCATGGTGGATTCGCCTCCGCCCCAGTTGGGATCCGTGTCGCCTCCATTGCCTGCAGCCACATTATTATGTGAATCGACGCCGCCACCACCTCCTGCGATGAGTAGGGCGCGGGCAGCGTCCGTTTCCAGTACTTTGGTGGTGCCGCTGAAAAGTCCGCTTAGTCCGCCGCCAACGGCATAATTAGTATCCCCGGTGCCGCCAAATCCATAGGCTCCAGCAGTCGAGGTTCCACCGGCACCGCCTACCACCAAAGTGAAAGATTGTCCGGCAACTACTGGGAACGTACCATAGGCAAATCCGCCTACACCACTAGGCTTGTCCGCCGTGACTCTCCCGCCAGCGCCCCAGCAGTACACCTCCATGCTGGTGATACCGGCGGGCACCGTCAGCAGTTGATCTGCTCCGGTGTATTGATAGACTTCGATGAATCCCTTGCTATCGATCCAGACCGGAATGCCATTGGTCCGGTCAAAGCCGAGCACTGGGGCAAAGATGCTGGTGGGTGGGGAAGGCAGCAATCGCAGCTCACCACTGGACAACTGCACCACTATTTCCGCACCCAGCACCCGCTCTGCATCCGTCAGGCGGGAGAGGAATGCCAGAGACGCCGCAGGTGGCACCGGGCGGGCAAAGCTGGTGGCGGTGGTGGTGGCTTCAAATTGCGCTTCGGCAATGCGGATAGCATTTCCGGGAGCGGTCAGGGCAGTGGTGCGCAGGCCCCAGCCGCTACCTTTCTGGAGGGATAGGGTGGCGGCATCCACCGTCAGGGTCAGGCGCGTCCAGGTATTCACTGGAATGCTGGTCAGCGTGCCTGGCACCTGATTGGTCAGGGTGGCGCGCTCATTGGTATTGGATGCCACATCGCAGAACAGGCGGCAGTTGATTGCTGCGTTGGTAAGATTCTTCACCCACAGGCTGAAGGTCACATTCCCTGCCCGGAATCCGGAACCCACTGCTGGCGGGATCCAGGAGTAATAGTCCAGCTGGGTCACTCCCGTGCCGGCCTGCAATTCCGCGCTCCAGGTGCTCTTATTCCCTGGGCTATCCTCTGCGCGCAGCACCGTCACTGGGCCGCCGATAGGCCGGGCATACCAGCCTTGCGCATTGCTGCTGGTCGCCCCGGCGAGCACGCTCAAGCCGTTGCCGTTTTGCCAGTCCTCGTAGGCGAAGTTCCCCTTCTGCAAATAGTTCCGCGTGGCTGCATCGCTTGTGGCCTGCGCTATGGCATTCATATCAAGGAACTCCGGTCCCAGGGCACCATTGGGCACGAGGCGCACGGCGGGATTGGCAGCCAGATTCAGCTCCGTGGCCCCGATCCGTGAGGATGAGGTGGGAAACGTGTAGCCGGGCGTAACAGTGAGGGAGACAGGGGAAGATGGCATAGGTCAGGTAGAAGGTCGGGCGTGGTGCCGGGGCGCGGGGCCGCTGGCGGTGATGCTGCGCAGCGTGCAGCGTCCGGTGGTATTGATCAGTTCCAGCGCCAGCCAGCGGCAGTCCCGCGCCAGCACCGGGCAGGGTTCTTGGTAGTCCTGGAGCAGGCCCAGGGTGATCCCGTTATTAAGGCGCGGCTGGTCCTCGATCTTCCAGGTGTAGTCCTCCCGGTCCGGCTTGGCGAAGTCATTGCCCGTATTCTCCGGCGCGTAGGCGGTCTGCCGCCAGTTCCGGCTGCCGTAGCGGCTGCGGCGTTGGGCGCGGAGCAGCGGCTGCGCCTCGCTCACCCCATCCGTCCATGCCAGCAGCGTCAGTTCCGCATCCTGGGTGGCTATGCTGGGGCAGATCTGCTGCACCTGTTTCATTTGCAGCGTGCCCAGCAGATATCCCCGCGTGCGCACCCGCATCAGCGGTTCATAGCTGATCCCATCCACAGTGTCATATTCCGCCTCGCCCAACAGGAAAAACTTCGCCTTGCCCGTGGTCATGATCACGGCGGGCCGTCCGAAGACAGGGTGCAGATGCAGCCGGTTAATCCCTTGCAGCAGGTCCGTGCGTTGGCGGATCTCCCAGGGGCGGGCCGGGTCCAGCACATTCCCGGCCGGCACCCCGGAGAGCGCGGCATTGGTCGGTTTGTCAAATCGGTCCAGCCCGATCCATTGCTGGTTCACCGTGTCATAGTGGAGCAGCGCATTGTTGGTGGTGGCACCGTCCAGCGGTACTGCCAGGGTGTAAAGATTTGTCGTACCGTCGAAGATGGCTACCGCCTTGTCCGCATAGGTCCAGTTGATCCGGTCGATCCAGCCCTGCACCGGGAAGGACAGCGGCACCGCTTCCCCGCGCAATCCGTTATTGATCGTTTGCCCCATGGAATACAGGCCACCCTCTCCCAGGAAATACAGGTCACCGCCCACTGCCGCCAGAGTGCGTCGGGCGATGCAGCCCACCTGGATGGGGAGCTTGTCTATCCGGTAGGCATCCATCGCCGGAGTCAGCCCTTCCATGTAGTAGATGCAGCGGTTCTTAAAGACCACCAGACGGTTACCTTGATAGGGGGCGGCGGCGGTTATGCTGTCAGACTCTCCCTCATTGAATCGCTCGCGGGCCAGAGCGGTATCCACGCGGGTATAGTCCAGCAGGTCAGACCAGCCCAGGGTATCGCCATCCACCGGGAAGAACGTGCGGTCCTGCGTGGTGATCGCCCAGGCCGTGGGCGGCAGAGCATCCAGAAAGCTGGCCGTATCCTCTTCCACCGGGCTGCGTTCCACGATTTGCCAAGGCTGGGAATAGTCGCCCAGCCACTCCAGTGGCGGCAGGTCAAATCCGCGCAACAGCAGCAGCCGGTTGAAGGTCTGCACCACCTCCACCGGTTCCGCCAGGGTCACTCCGGCGGGCAGGGGCAGGCAGAGCGGACTGCGATTGCTCGCCGTCAGCCAGGTCTCCGTGGGGCGCAGCGCCACCAGCCATTCAGAGGCATCAGGATCTTGCCAGATCCCACTGCCCACCAGGGTGACAAAGTCGGGCGCGTTTAAATCCGCCGGGGGCAGGATCCCGCCGCGCCGCGTCACATTGCCATCGCGCAGGCGCACATTCAGCGCATCTGCCAGCAGGCCCGGATTACTTAGCTCCTGGTTGCTGGCATTGTATCCGCGGGGACTACGCAGCAGGCCCGGCTCCCGGCGGTTGTCCACCCCATAGAAGGCCGTGTCCAGTTCCTCGAGGAGCTGGCCATCTTCTGGGGCAGTGGGGGTTCGCATGGGTTGATGGTTAAAAGTTGATGGTTGATGGTTGATAGTTGATGGTGCCGTTAAATCAGGACGTAGCGGAAGGTCGCTTGTCCCCGGCGGGCCAACTGGTCTTTCAGCGTGGCGTTGAATGCCGTCCACTGTACCGGAGGGATGGTTTGGCAGCCCAGGGAGGAAGTGCCGCTGTCCCCGCCACGGTGGAGATTGATCCCGAACCAACCGGTATCCTCGCCCTCGCCGTCGCGGATCACCGTCACCTCGCTCGCCTGCACGTAGGCTTGATATTGTCGCGCCTTGGGTTTGCTCAGGCCGTGGATGCCGATCTGATATTCATAGACTCCCGGCTTCAGCCTTGCGATGTGCGTCCGGAACACGCTGGGATCCACGTTGGCATTGTAGGTGCTGTAGTGATCCGTGCCAAAGATGACCATCGCATCATCGTAAATCCCCCGCTGGTTGCTGCTTTCCACCTCTTGGTAGTAGCCCCGCAGCGCCATCACCACCACCTCCTGCGGGATGCGCATCACGCCTGCCGCAGCAAGCCGGGCGAGGGCATCCTCACGGCCCAGTCGGGGGCGGGTAGCGGGCAGCAGGGCGTTCATGTTATTTTGGGATTGCGGCAGCTTCAGCCGCTTGCTTTGCCTCTTGGTAAGCAATCAGATCAGGGATGGCGGCAGCAACCGCCGCAAAAGCCGCAGCAGCAGACGGAACTTCATTAACAATTTCCCAAAATGGGAGCCGGATTTCCCGCCGATCAGACAGGAGTCGATCACCAGTTGCCTGATCAAATGGGACGTACTCAACGTAAACAGAATCCTGCTCGCCCATAGACCGTGCGGAGATGGCAAGATCCATGATGTAGAGTTCATTGAACGTCTTTGGCGTTACCTCTTGACGTTCGGCGGGAGTATTGAGCGGAATAGTAATTGTGGCCATATGTTATTAGGTAGTGGGTTGTTCAGCCTTGGCTTTGTCGGCTTCAGCGGATTCAATTTGCGTCAGGATGGCAATCGCGCCTTTGAGCTGCGTCTCTTCGCTCTCCAGTTGCTTCAGGCGCTCTTTAAGATCGCACTGTTCTGCAAGGTTGGCGTTGCGACTGGTGACTAGGTTTTGTTTGTAGGTTGGGTTCATGTGTAAAATTGTTATCAAACAGCGCACGGCACTCGGTATGCAGTTCCGGTCGAGTCGTAGATGGTGATGTAGCCAGTTGCGGCTACTACAGTGGCGGTATAGGCGGTGTCCGTGGTGATTTTGCCTTTAATCGGAGCAAACCCGGAATCATTTGCCAGCACAATATCAATCCCGGTCCCGTTGCGCTTGATCGCGGGAAATGCGGAGGTGGTGCCGCCTAAGTGCATAGTAGGCGTGCCTCCAGGTGCCAGCAAAATACCTGTTGTTGCACCCGCTCCAATATTTATCAATGCGCCAGACAGAGATATTGTGCCAGCGGAGTTGCCCAGGATCAGACTCCCGCCAGTAGTGACGGTCCCCCCAAATGTGCCAAGTCCGGCCACATAAATATTCCTCGGACAATTAACCCCGCCAGCAGCGCCAATGTCGTAGGTGTTGTGGCTATTGGTAATCAAATGGCCGGATGTGGCAATGCACCACCAAGCTCCAGATGATGCGCCGTCTTTTGATAGACCAAAATATGCGTTGCCATCAATGCACAAATTAAAGGCCCTGCGATTTCCAGTAACCCCTTTATTAGGACCAATTTTAACTGTGTTAAAAGTGCTCTGCCAGTCCACCTCAAACCATTCTCCAGCAGTTGATCCGCTGCTTGGAAGAGTGTTGTAAACCCGAAACGCCTGCGCATTGGTTCCGTTCCGCTGTTCAATGAGATTTGTGCCTCCGAATAAATTTCCAGAAGTGCCTAATGTAAGACCCGTCAACGCTAGAGTATTACCCGTCCCCAGCCCAAGATTTGTCCGCGCCGCGGCGGCATCAGTCGCCCCGGTGCCGCCTCTGGACACGCCACGGATGTCCAGTGTCCATTTGTCAACCCCATTGGATATCAGGACGGGCGAGGCATAGGGCGTGGATAAAATGAGAGGGTTCGCACCATTAATAATGTCAGTGGCGCTGCTGATACTTGCAACCACTGAAGCACTCAGCGAGCCAGCCGAATCCAAAATCGTCAAGGTGCTACCATTGGCATAACCACTGGCCAGGGGCAGGTTGTAAAATCTGCTGGAAGAGAGGGCCGGAATTCTTGCCACGGTCGTGCCAGCGGCAATGGTGGCATCGTTGTTTGGTAAGGTCTGCACCACAGGAGTGGAGCTGCCGCCGCCGCTGGATGTACTGCCGAGAATAGTAATAGCCATGGGTGCAGATCAGAAAAAGTTTTGATATGAAATTACTGCACCGCCCACGGAATACAGGCCGATGGGCTGTGAGTAGGTGCTGTATTGCTCATCCGTCAGGGCGATGGGCACGCCGATGGTCATGGCGATGCCAGAATTGCCGGTGGCGTCACTGGCTCCGGTCATGCCAGCGGCTCCGAAGTTGCAATCCCCGGATTTTAATTGCAAAATCACGGCTTTTCGTCCTTGGGCTCCGGGGATTTCCCCGGCGGTTGAAACAGAGATAAGTGGCATAGGATCAGGGATTAAAGTGGGCGAGGGCGAAGAGAAAAACAAACCCCAGCCAGAGGCAGGCGAGGAGAAAGAGAAGAAAGGTATTGAAGCGTTGGGCGGCAGTCATGGGGTGGTGAGGGCAGGGGTTTTGCCGCCGGAACCAGCGCCGGGCAGCAGCGCATTGAAGGCATTGCCCGCATCCGTCAGGGGTGGCGCGGCGGGTTTGCTGATGAGGGTGATGGACAGCTCGACTCCTTCGTAGCCGATCCCGAATTTCAGGGAGGGCCCTTTGTAACCGGCGGTACTCCCGCAACCAGTAAGGGTGGCGGCAGTGAGGAGGGCCAGACATGGCAGGAGGTAATTTTTCACGGCTTTTTGGCTTTGGCTTTGGCTTTTGGTGTGGGTGCCTCCACGGCTTCTACCGTGGTTTTCTCCACGGCGGGGGGGATGATGGGGTTGGCCGCTTCATAGCCGCTCACCTCATCCTTCCACTCGCGGGTGCAGATCAGGGCATGCAGGATCAGGTCATACACGGCCCCGATGCGGCGGCGGCTGGTGCCGCTGTCTTCCAGTCCCAAGGTGTCCAGCAAGCTGAAATAAAACTCCTCAAACTCAAACGGCTGCAGGTCCATCAGCTCAGGAAAAATCAGGTGCGCGTCTTTCAGGGCATCGATGGTGCGGGCGGCATTGCCGATGCCGAGGCCCACCCATTCCGCCAGGGTGATCTTGCCATCCGCATTGGCGGAGAGAAAAGATTTGATGAGGGAAGCCACGGCGATTCCGCCCTCCTTGAGGTTGGTAATTCCCTGTTGGTTGGTGTAGCTCATAAGATCAGGCAGGAGTTGGGGGGGTATGGGGTCGGGGGGCTGGGCCATGGGGTGCGGCATCATGCCGTGGCCAGAGCCGGATCCGGGCGGGGCACTTTTCGGATTCACAAGCGCCGATGATTTTCTCCATGTTTTCGATGCGGGCGTCTTTGGCTTTGTGCTCCTCAATGCAATTCTCCGAGCGCACCCAGAGCACCTTCACCACCGCGATGAGGCCCCCGGCGACAGCGCCGAAGGCAGTTTGAACAATGGCGTCTCCGATTTCCATAAGTGTCAGGCGGCGATGGGGGTTCGGTAGTTTTTGGTTTGTCCACTCTGGTGGTAGTGGGTGAGGGCGGCATTCTCCATCAGGTCCATGGCCTGCGCCCGCAGGCGGGTGGCCTTGGCGTATTGGTCCTGCTCCTCCAGGGCATCTGCCGTGGCGAGGCGGATCAGGGCCTCCTTCCAGCGGGCAGGCACTCCGGCGATTTCCCAGTAGGCGGTATTGGTCAAGGCCTGCGCGGTGAAGGGATCCACCGGCAGGGCACGGTAGACATGGCCGCTGGTGGTATCGTAGGCCAGGGAGTTCAGCCCACCATTCTGGTAGGTGGTGCTATCACTGTAGAGGCTGCTGGTGTAGACGGGGGGCAGGGGGCGGTAGAGCACCCAGGCTTCCGCCACATCACGGGCCGTAGCCAGCAGATGCAGGCAGCCGGGGCCCAGGCGGTAGCTGTAGGTGACAGGCGCATCCACCGAGAGCGGATCCTCGCCAAAAACGCCGCGCACCATGTCCAAGGGTGGCCTTGGTGCGATACGGATCAGGGCGGTGTCATGCAGGGTAAACTGTGCTGCCTGTCCGGTGAACTTGGGGGCGGCACCGGCAACCATCACCGTATTGGTAGGGAAAAGTTGGATGGAAATCTTGGCAGTGGTAGCCGTGGCGGTGAAGTCCGCCGTGTACAAGGTGCTCTTCGTCAGCGCTGCAGAAAGGTGCAGCACTGTGGCGCCAGATTCTGCTTTCACCTTCACAAAATCCCCCATGCTGATGGCAGGCAGGGTCAGATCCAAGGTGAGGCGGTAAACGCGTCCTATGGTCAGGCCAGTAACGGTCTGGAAAAGGCCAGCCTCTGCCGCTGTGGCATCTGCCTGGGTACAGGAAAATACTGCCGTGCCGGCCTGCCATTGCCAGAGCGTGCCGGAATTCGTCCAGCCCAGCAGGCTGGCTTCAAAGAGACCGTTGGTGGTCAGATCAGTGGTGATGATCCGGGTCGTGATGGGATTGGCCTGCCAGGGGATTAGGTTATCATTCACAGGCAGTAGTTCGCAGCGCATCGCCTCTGGCCAGTCTGCAAAATTCCACACCGTCTCCATGGCCGCATTCAGGTAGACGGTAAGCGCCGCCGCCTGATTGCTCTGCAAGCGGATCGGATCCCAGCCCATGCGCGTGGCCACGGCATCCACCACCTGGCCGAAGGCGATGATAGGCACGGTGTCCGTCATGCCGCCTCCTTCCGGTTTGTGAAATCAAAGGCGTTGGTGACAACGATGTTTTTGCTGGTCTCCTTGATAGCGCACTCCGGATTGTCGCGGAGGAATTCCGCCATGAAGGTGTCATCTTCCCATGGATTGCCCCCCAGACTGACTTGTTCACTCAGCCAGAAGTCATAGACTTCCTTGGGCATGGAGCTTTCCAGGCGCAGGCCGTCCAGCTCATGGTTGGCGGCGAATTCCAGGCGGCTGTTGATCTCGCCAATCCGCAGGGCGCGGGCCTTGGCCAGCACCAGCTTATTGGTGGCATCCGTCCGGAATGCTTCCAGCACGCGGAACTGTTCCTCATCTGACAGACCCAGCACCGCATCGTGGATTTCATCGTCCACGCTGTAGCCTACGTCCGCCAGCCGCTGCGCACGCCCGTGCAGGGTGAGTCCATCAGACTCATCGATCAGGGCGGCGCTGGCGGTGGCGTTCATAGGCTGGGGCTGGAGAAGTCAGGTCAGGTCAGGTCAGGGATCAGGTCAGCTGGATGAACTTGCCCATTGCGGTGGGGTTCTCGCAGCAGACGCTGAAGATGGCGTCCACAAAGCCACGGGGGCCGCTGCCGTCTTCCGTGAGCTGGACGAAGCGGGCATTCCGCGCCATGCGCAGCTTGACGTACTGCATATCAAGGAGCAGCCCGAAAACCTTGGCAGGCAGGCTCATGTGGGGGATCAGGGTGATCCGGCCGGCAGGGCCTACGTAGGTCTGCACATCCAGCTTCATCTCGCTGGCGCTGGTGTCGCCATTGAAGCGGCGCAGCGGGGCGGTAGTGCTGGTCACATCGCCAGTTTTGACGAAGTTGTTGAACTGCTCCTGGAAATCCAAAGAGCAGAACAGCATCCAGTTCCCCTTCTGCTTGGTCGTGTTATACACGCTGCGGCAGACGGCGCGGACGTTGGCTTCCGTGATCTTGTCAGGGTTATCCGCATTGGCGGCGGTGGTGAAGATGCTGTTGGCGGGCGTTTGTGCCCAAGTGTCAGTGATGGGCAGGTCTCCGGTGGCACCCTTACCCACCCAGAGGCTTAGGCCACGGGTGACAAAAGGCACGGGAGAAGATGCCACGGTGCCGGATTGCAGCACAGATTCCTGGGTGCCCACGGTCACTGCTTCCATGCGGCTGCGGGCTTTCATCAGCGCCATCTTGGTGGCTTCCCCAAAGAGGGTGCTGCCGTCCATGCCGTATTGATCTGTCACGGTATCGGCGATGTCGCCGATGCCGATCGCTTCGCGGATCTTCATGAGGCGGCCTTGAAGGATCGTCTTGCGGTCCTCAAAGTTTTGGAAGTCGGCATCCAGCACGGCGAGGCCGTCCATGGTGCCGGTCACCGTAGTGCTGGTGGGCACACGGCGCAGGGGCCACTCGATCAGAGTGTTGTTGGGGGCTTCACCCTTGGCAGCCATGGAGGTGACAGGGTTGTGCTCGGCGTTGATAAGGATGAAGGATTTGCGGACATCGCGCACGCGGAGCGTGGTAGCGGTCTGGTGGTCGAGGAGAAGAGCCATGGGAGTAAGTGGGTAGGGGGGCGTTGGTTTTGTCAGGCCAGTTCTGCCATCAGCAGCGCATCCACATCCTTCTCACTGCCGCTGGATGCCTTCCGGGAAAGGTGGTCCAGGTCCGGCTTGCCGCCGGTCGGGGTGGGGGTGGGTTTGGAGAGCGGCGGGTTGACAGGCCTGGCTTTCAGAGGGGCCTTGCCAGCGGGTGGCGCGGCGGCATCAGGGGCTTTCTTCTTGGACGGGGGGACGAGGGCGATGGTGTAGCCCTTGGATTCCATGACGCGGTATTTAAGGCCGCGCACCATATCTGCCAGGCTCATTTCATAGTCTGGCTGATTGACGAGTTCCGGCGTGCCGGCCACGAGGGCCTGGGCGGCCCGGTATTCCGGCGTGTCCTTGCGGAACATCTCCGGCAGGGCCTGTTGGGCGGTGCTACGGGCTTGCTGGCGCTGTGCCAGATATTGCTGGCGGGCAGGCAGGGCTTTCAGGATGTTGCTGGCCCAACGCCGTTGAGCGTTGGTTTCCTCAGCGGTCAACTCGCGGGTTTGTGCTCCGGTGCCCAGGGTGCCACCGTCAGGATTATCCGCGCACCAGTCCAGCCAGAATTCGGCGGCTTGGCGGCGGTCATCCAGGGCATCCGGCGTCTGCACATCCGATAGGGGATGGGCCGCGCTGGGTGCCAGGGTGACGGGTTCCGGGGCATTGGCCAGGTCCTGGCGCAGCCGCTCCGCTTCTTCGCGGTAGGTGCGGCTGTGTTCAAAGGCTTTGTCGATTCGCTTGAGCAGTCCGTGGGGGACTTTGGCATCCTGGAGGGCCTTGCGCACCGCAGCGGGCGTGCCCTTGGGGGCTTCCGTTTTGGGGTCGGCGGGGTCGGCTTCCGTGTCGTCAGGGTTGGCGTCTTCGTCTTCAGAATTGGCATCTGACTCCGCTGCATCATCCTCATCCGTGGCTTCTTCGCCATCCTCACTGGAGGCGGCGTCGTCACCGTCTAGCGGATCAGGGTTGCTGGCAGGGTCTTCATCGCCCGCAGGGGTCTCGGCATCTCCCAGCAAATCGGCCATGAGAGCGTCATCGACGTTCACAAGCTCCGCGCTCTGGGATGCAGCCGCATCAAAACCACCGGCAGCGGGCGCGCCGGGGGTAGGTGTGCCCGTGGCAGACGGGGAAAGATTTACAGCCATGGTAGGATTCAGGTAGGATCACGGGCACATTGCCCGGCGTCCCCCCTATCCATTACCCATTCCGCAAAGTCACGGTCCTGCGCTGTCAACTTCTGGCAACCTTAGACGACTTCCGGCGACTTTGTGCAACTTTGACGGCGGATTCTGGTGGCTGACGGGCCACGGATAGCACGGATTTAACAGATAGCACAGATATTTTCAGCCTTGAATCATCTGTGTCATCCGTTTCATCCGTGCCATCCGTGGCCCGTCAGCAACCTTTGGCGGCCCGGCCATTTCAGATAGTCGTTGAGGTCTTTGCCCGGCATCTCAGCCGGGAGGTGGATGATGCGCACGCTCGCGGTCACCGGGGAAAGTTGTTGTTGCCACTTCGCGGCGGCTTCCTGGCCGGGGTAGTAGGTGCTGCCATCCCGGCGGGTTTTCACCGGGTCATTCTGCTCCACGATCACGACATGCCGCCCCGTGAAATGCGTCAGGGCACTGCCTTGGATGGGGTGCCCGGTGCCCAGCATGGCCACGGGGGAAAAGGCCGCTTCCTGCCCCTCCTCCTCGATCACCTGCACCGCTGCCAACAGGTCTGGTGCGCCTTCCACCAGCAGCAGGCCGGGGGTGGGGGAGGGTTGATGGTTGATGGTTGATGATTGATGGTGGGAACAGCCCAGCGGCCATGAGGCCCAGCTATCGGGGAGGGTAAGGCCTTTCATGGCGCTGCCTTTCACCATCCACGGTTGGCCGTCCAGCCGCCGCACCTGCCCATTGCAGCCGGTGGCGTCCCGCACCATCCAGCAATCCCGGTCATAGTGCCGCACCTTTGCCAGCAGGCCACGGTCCACTGCCGCGAGGATGGCCCACGGCTCCAGCCCGCGCTGCGTGGCGATGGCTTCCACAAAGGCTGCATCCACTGGCAAAGTCTCCGGCAGCTTCGGCAAAGGGCGGAATCCCCAGCCGGTGCCCCGCTCCGGCATGGCGGGCCGGGGTTCCATGGCCACGGGCATTATCTGACTTCTGCCCTCTGCCCTCTGACCGCTCCCCAAAAGGTGCCCCATGCCCGCCAGTTCCACGAGGGTGCGCATGGCCTGGGCACGGTCGCAGCCGGTGGCCAACTCGATGAAGCAAACAACATCCCCCTGCGCGTTGTCTCCCTCCGCATGGTCCTTGAACATGCGCCCGCTTTTGAAGATGGAGAAGCTGGCCCCGCTCCGGTCCTGCCGGAACGGGGACTTGCACACGCCCTGCGCCCGCGCTTCCCCGGGCAGGCCCAGCCGCTGCCACACGTCCGGGATGGTCAGGCGCTCCTTGGCTTCGGTGGTGAGTTGAAGGAGGTCCATGGTTTATAGGGAATTCCCTGATAGTGGGATATCCAATATTTTAATCAGGGTTTGGATAATACGCTGTTCGGCTTACCTGGCCACGCCCACACCCACTTGTCGCGCCCCGGTCTGCCGGATCGCGTGTCGGTGCCGCTACGTGCCCTTCCTACGCGCTCCCAGCCGTCGAAGCGATAGGTGTTG